TATGGACGAACGATGCATCCAACAATGCGCCCACGTCCGTGTACCCGCCACCATACGGCCCGATCTCTAACTTGACCGATCCAATACGGATGGTCTTTGCATCTTGAATCGTTGTAGCCTGACTGTAAGCCATGTCATTCCTCCCAGTAATCTAGCCTGTAATCTGCCGGGAACGTTTCCCGCCCTGTCTCTGGTTCGTAAATATGCACGTCGTTTAAGAACGTGATCCGCTCCACGGTCATTCCAGCAACTACCCCTCGATACCTCTGTAGCGCCTGTCTGATCGCTGTTGCCAAATCCTCGCCATCGTCATACATCTCAGCCCATGCCGTCACCTGCATCCTGGGATGGGCGTAGTCTAGTAAAGCATCCTGATTGCCGCTTACCTTCTGAATCGTGATGAGTGGGAGCGTAGGCGTCTGAGGCACACGCGGATAGATCCTCGTGGTAATCGCCGCCACGTCAACATCTGCCAGTAATAGCGTTCTCAGCGTCACGAATGGACTCATATCTGCGCCGCCTTAATTACCATTGCAACTGCCCGTTTCACTTCATCTTTGACTTCCTGCTTGTTGTTATCGAGAGCAGGCCGCAAGAACGCCTTGTGCAGAAACTCCTGCACCGGCGCATATTCAACGTCCGTCCCTGCTAGGATCTTTGCCTTGCCCGCTTTCTCAAGGGCGATTGCTACTGCCTGAACAACGCTCATATCCGCTATCTGTGGTGCGCCGTCTGTCGCCTGTGGCTTGGTGATGTCTCGCGTCTCCGTCCCAAGGTGGATCGAACGTCGCATGTTTCCAGTGAGATAGGCGGCTAGTTCCTTTGCGTCGTTCGTGACAACGAATCCACCAGCAACAAGCGCAGCAGCAAAGCCCTTGTACATCTCAGCCTTGATAGACTGAAACTTCTTCATCAAAGTGTCTGCGCCCGTCACCTTCATCTCAAGCATGTTCCCCTTATTCGTCCAAGAAGTATCTGAAGTGAACATTCAACGTCTTCGATCCAGCCGTCTTACACTTGCACCGATAGTAGACTGTCTCGCCTGCCGGGATATGCGCACCCCTTGCAGTTGACTGCCCAGTGCTTGTCACTTGATTCGTCCCAGACAGAAGACGCCATGAGGAGATACACACCTTCGACGCGCCATACCCAATCTCAATCTGATAGATCGTGGAGTCAGTGTCCGCGTCCTCTGTGATCATCCCCGCAACGTGACCAGGAAGTGCAGCAAACTTCTCAGATAGCTTGATCGTTGTCTCTGCTGTGTTGTCCTCAATCTCAGCCCAATCAGACCATGTATTCGCATCTGTATGTGCTGTCAGGACGCAATCCAGGTCTGTATCGTCTGGGAAGATATGCGTGCAGTGTGACGATATTAAATCCAGGTGGTTCGCTATGATGTTGCGCCCGTCTTTTCCTGTGTCCATAATTCTCCTGCGGGGCGAGGTTTCCCCCGCCCCGTTATGCCTATGCCAAGTATCCGGTATCTGCGATTGCCACGTACTCAGCGACAACCTGACAGACCTGAGCAACGCCCGTTGCCCCGCCTGCAATCGACAACTGGATCTTGGTTCCCACGTCAACCCTCATCCGTCCAGTCCACACCAATTCAGACTCAGTTAGCAAGTTGCCAACAACGCCATCTTCTGCGGAAATGACCACGCCAGGAGTGGCATCGTCTGTCTGGATTGAGATAGAAGTCAATGCCCCAGCCGTAACGGTCGTCGGTTGCTTGATTGATAGCGATGTCAAATAGCACGCAGCCGTAGTGCCAGTGAACAGATCGTAGTCAGCAACTCCTTGGTTCAGGTCAACCGTATTCGTCACCAACTGCAACTCGCCAGATAGGCGGCTGAATGTAGTCGCCTTCGTCCCAAGGACTACACCTGCTGTCCCTGTGTCGGCAAGGATCGCCGCAACGTCTGTCGAGATCTTCGTCAATCCGATTGTTGCGTCATCCAGCCGATCCGTGATCAGAAGGGTATAGACATCCTTCCCGGCTACGTCTGGGATCCCCAACACCTGATACAACGACGGGTCATTCGTTCGACCTAGGAAATCAGCCAGCCCAACGCCCGTGATAATTCGTGGTACTCCATTCAAACTTACGCTCATGTCAACGCTCCTCCGCTCACTACTGCGCGATACTTCGCAACAACGTCACAGACATAGGCCACGCCATGCGCCCCGCCGCCGATTGTCAATTCGATCTCAGTCCCCACAGGGATGTAGATGTCTCCGCTCCAGCTCAACTGAGCCTCAGCCGTGAGGTTCGCCACCGCGCCACTCAAGGCATCAATGATTACACCTGGAGTCACATCGTCGGTTGCCACTGCGATACTTGTCAGTGCGCCACCGCCTATGATGTTCGGACATCGCACAACCAACGACTCCAATACAACCGCCTGAGTTGCGCCAGTGAACAGCACATACGCTCCCAGTGCTTGATTGAGGTCGATAGTCGTTGCTGCCATCTGCGCTCGGCCCATCACCTGCGGATCGGTGTCGGCTGAAATGTCACCCTGTTCAACGATCAGATTCGACCATACCATCGCAGGAACATAGGCCGTATCACCGCCGACCGTCGCCGTGATCCCAGACACCTCGATCTTGTAGACATCACCAGCCGCCCACTCAGCCGCAAGGAAGCGATAGTCAATGAACACCCGGCCGTTGGCTTTCCCAAACACAATCGGAGTCAGCCCAACCGCAGAGAACGCCGCGCCCCCTGTTGACTTCTCAATCGTCGCAGTGATTCCCGTGATGTCGATGTCAGCCAAAGCGATCGCCCCGGTGTCAATGTCCATCAGCGAGATTGCAAACTGCTGATAAGCGTCCTCTTCCACAGCCGCGCTAACCGACTGCACCGTTCGCAGTTGCCCAGCCGCGCCACCCAAAGCCGCCACAATCCACTCGGTATTCGTTACGTTCTGCTTGATGTACGCGCCGAATAGATCGGTATCCGTCACCGCCCCAGCCGCAGCCGCTACATCCAACTGACCAAAGAGGAGTCCCAGCAAACTACCTGATTCGTGTCTAGCCATGATCCCTCCTATGCGTCAGCATTTGCCACCTCAAAGAACCATTCGACCGTCTCTCCGGTTACTGAGCAGTCAGCCCAGATGTCGGATGCGTTGTCTACTGCCAAGGCGATACTCGCACCGGGTTCAAGTTGGACGTTGTTCGCCTCTGCCTGAGCTTGTGATTCCCCCGGATAGATGTAGCCTGTATTAGTAGGCCGCGCACGGACGACGATATGGTGTCCTTGCGGAACGCGGTGCGCCGTTAGTTGCTCCGCAGTTCCCGCCGCTGTGATTGCCAGCGACCCCGTTTCAAAAGTCGTCTTATTGTCCATTTACGTCACCTCACTGCTCAGTATTCTTGTCGTCACACCGTGGCTGTCGCACTGCACCAACAGAATGTCGAACACAGTCCCATCGACTACCGCCCTCATCTTCTCAGTGATCGTTGGATAGTAGCCGCGCAGAGACAGCGTGTAGTTCGACACCACGTAAGTCTGATCGGACTGCTTCACCTCGCGCCCTTTGTTTGGCCCATGAGCGCACGGGATTTCAACGTGTCCGGCTACATCAGACCACGAATGCACAATCTGGCCGTAATCGTCCTCGACCCCAACGTCTTCCTGAATGGTGCACAGCGACGGGAAGTAATCCGCCAGCGTCACCATCATTCTGGGATCGAAGATCGCTCTAGTCATCTCTTATTGCCTCGTTCAGTACTTGCTCACGTATAGAGAACTCACCGAGTGCCATCTCAGCTACCTCAAATCCAGCATCAGACGAATTGGTAATGGCGTCCGCTCGAAGCACAGCCGCTCTAGCTCGCATCTCTGCTGCTACTTTCGCTCCGTCTACCTCAACATCTAGCAGCGTGACTACCTTCAGGATAAGCACCTGATTCGATGCCCATGATTCAAGCGCCAATGCAGATGCGTTGAAGACAGTATCGCCTTCCATATTCCCGGCTATCGTTAGGAAGCAATCAATTTCATCGTCCTCATAAAACTGATTCGCTACAGTCACGGTATCCGTGTCTTGAATCAACAGTCTCACTTTCCCGCGATCCTCAGTCAGAATGTATGTGAACGCCATCGCTCCCCCTACACGAGATGCTGGCCATGCTCCAAGGGCTTAGTTCTTATTGATCCTTGGCATGACCAGCCATCCCCTTATGTCTAGCCAACTTGTGCATAGGCGCAGCGTGGGTCAAGGTAGTTTCCACCGAGAACCATTCGCACCCGATACATCACGTCGTCACTCTCGAAGTCACCGTCGAACGGGGAAATCGGAGCGCCTGACAGACTTACCTTGTTGCTTGACTTCATGCAGATTTCCGGCCCAACGTGACCGAGTAGATGGTCAAGCCCGATGGCATAACCGAACCCGGTATCAGCGAACAGATACCACGTAGTAGCAACATCGCCGCTTACGTCAATCTGAGCCATCCAAGGATCGACATGGAGCTGAATTCCTAGCTGAGGAATGATGTTCGCAGTAGGCATCGGAACGCCTGCACCAGCACCAACCTCTGTCCACTGCTTGAGAGCAGAGGTCAGGATGGTTCGCGCCGTGATTTCCAACTGAGGCGGTACGACAAGATGTAGCCCGCGAATGCTCAGAGGCCGCCCGTTGATGTCCGTCTGAACAGCCATCAATCCCATCGTAGTTTCCAAGTTCGCCAGCGTAAGAGCCAACCCGCCAAGGTTCGTCACGTTCACACCGTCAACGTCAGCAATTGGAGCGCCGAATAGGAGAACGTCCGGTCCAGTCGCATCAACATACAGCCCGGTCACTTCGGCGTGATCGGTGTTGACTGCCATCTTCGCGTAGTCCTCAGCGATGTCGTTGAACGCGCCCATCCCGTCATTGATGAGAGCTTCCCAAGAGATGTCGAACTGCTCACCAACCTTACGAACCGACCGCGTGTATCGCGTATCCGAGCCAGGCGTCACAAGGTACTCGCCCTTCTCAGTAACGTCACGCAACACACCACGCCCACCATTCCGGCGATGT